CTAATTCTAGAGACGGTGACAGTCTACGAGCAGCATTTACAAAGATAAATGCCAACTTCACAGAACTTTATACAGCACTAGGATTGAATTCTGACACAACATTAAATCTCGGAGCATTTGAATTTACAGGTAGTACGATGACTACTACAGATAGCACCACAATAACTATAGATCAGGATGTAACTGTTACCAGCGACCTAACTGTAGGCGGAGACATTCTACCAAATGTTGCCAACGGTGGCGATCTAGGGTCTGCAGCACGGCCCTGGAAGAGCCTGTATGTCAGCGGATCGACTATCTATTTAGGTGGAACAGCTCTAGCTGTTAATCAATCAGGACAGCTAACCGTTGACGGTTCTACAGTATCAGGAGGTAGCATAGCCTGGGCAGATATTACAGGTAAGCCAACTATACCGACCACTGTCAGCGAACTCGCCAACGATGCAGGTTATATCACAGCAGCAGAAGCCGCGGCAGGTATCACTGTTAACCCCACAGGTGATCTCAAAGGTTCAGTGTTCGCAGACGACAGCACACTATTAGTAGATGCCACAAATGGTGTTATTCCTACTAGCGTGTTAAGTGGGTCTATCACTAACAATATATCTACGAGTTCTCTTAGAACCAGCGAAAATGCTATCTCTTTAGGTGAGGATGCGGCCACGGGGTCTCAAACAGATAGAACATTCGGAGTAGCCATCGGACGAGGAGCAGGCTACGAAGAACAAGCCAGTCGAGCAGTTTCGATCGGTAGTCATGGCGGGCCAGGCGACCTATATCAACTTAATCAGGGATATGGTGCTGTTTCCGTAGGCTACGGCGCAGGCGAAATAAACCAAGGTGCCATGGCGGTAGCTATAGGATACAAAGCAGGATGGAACACTCAAGCTGGCAGCAGCATCGCTCTTAATGCCTCAGGAAGTGCATTAAATACCGCTACCTCCGGATTCTTTGTTAATCCGATAAGAAATCAATTCAGTACCGGAAATATATTACAATACAATACTTCTACAAACGAAATAATATATTCCAACGATTTAGGAGATCTAACTGGCAACTTAAAAGGTAGTGTGTTCGCAGACGACAGCACACTATTAGTAGATGCTGTATCTGGGTCTATCCCTTACAGCGTGTTGAGTGGAGCTCCAACTATACCTACAGACATTTCTCAACTAACAGATACAGGTAATTTAATAGGTAGCAGCAATCCCTTCGATCAAGATCTCAACACAGACGACAGCCCCAACTTTGTGAATATGGGGTTGGCAGGCACAGCAGGAGCAGGTTATGCTACGCTGTCTGTTACCATAGATAGAGATTTCTACATAGGTCTCAATGACACTACTACAGGTGCCAAAACATTTCAATTTGAAAGAGATGGTAGTTTTCTTCTTGAAGGATCAATATATGTGGACGGTAATATCTATGGTGGTGCTGGAAACAGATTGTATCTGTCAGGCGACGAAGGTGAGGGTTCACCGAACATAAACATACCAAACAATATAAATGGTGCTACTACACCCGTCGTTATTGACAATCAGTTTGGTGGCGGAATACAAATTCAAACTAGTACCGGAAATTGGCTGTTTGACGATAATAGATTCTTACACTTCCCGAGCTCTAATACTGACGATTATAATATTGGAGAAAGCATAGACGGATTTAATATTCGCAGTGATGGAGCATTTGGTATCGCTGCTAATTTTACTACCGACGCAAAATATTGGACATTTAACACAGACGGTAGCCTAACCTTACCAGGAGATATTAAGAGCGAAACAGCTATCAACATTGACATTAACCTGTCAGATAGTACATTACGCAGATGGACTTTTGAAGAGGATGGTGATCTGACCCTGCCCGCTGACGGAACCATAAAGGTAACCAACGGCAATCTAAGTCTATCCGCTGAAAATTATATCATCATAGATGTTACAGGTAACGGTCAGATCAACATCGGCAATGATAATACAAATGGAACTCCTATCTTATTGGGTAATAAAACCTATGGTGGCACAATCGATGTTTACGGAGACTTGAGAATCAACACAGGAGTGATAGAAAGATTTAGCTCCCTGAGTGGTGCCACAGGAGTGGTAACCCATGACTGCGCCAATGGTCATATCTTCTATCATACCACACCAAGTGCTAACTGGACAGTTAATCTCACGAATCTCGGTATAATATTAAGCCATGCTACCGCTGTAACTATCGTCATAGAGCAGGGCGGAACTGGCTATTATCCAAACGCTGTTCAAATCGACGGCAACGCTGTTCCGTTGGTCTGGCAAGGCAACGCTACGCCGACTCCTAGCAGTAATAGAATAGATGTGGTTACATTCAGCATTCTTTACAGTGGCTTATATACCGTGCTTGGACAACTGACAGGATTCTAAATGTTTAGTTCATTCTCAAGGACTTTTAGTTTTGGTCGTAGGCGAGTTATATCAGTAACACCGCCCGGATTTACTAACCCCACGCCCACTTCAACTGGTGCTGGTGTTTCCGTTGTCTCTGAAAGTCCTTTTGCGGGAGGCGGCAACAGTTATCTATTCAACGGTAGTTCTACTGGCGTGATAACCTATGCAGGCAGTGATGATTGGGCTGTAGGCACAGGAGACTTTACCATAGAGTGGTTCAGCAGACAGAGCAGTTTGGTATCTCCGCAGTATCAGCGTGTGTTCTCCGTGGGTAACTTTCCTACAATCAAGATAGGTGTCAGTATAGAGTCAGGCACATTCTACTACTGGGCTAATAATAGTTTCCGTTACAGTTCAAGTAGTGCCAGTACACAAAATGTCTGGATACACTGGGCTGTGGTGCGTGCCAGCGGTACCACTCGAGTCTACAGGAACGGATCCTTGTTGGGTAGTTCGATCTCAGATACAAATGATATCACAGATTCATCAACATCACTGACCATAGGAAACACACTGACGCCTTCTGATAACGCAGGATTGGTGGGCAATCTAACCAACTTCCGCTGGGTCAAAGGACTGGCTGTTTACACTGGTGACTTTACTGTGCCCACATCAGCACTGACAGCAGAGGCAAGCGCCAACCCTTACGGCGGATCAAATACCGCTGAGATAGGATCAGGATTCACTAAATTGTTGCTGGTTCCTTAATCATTTAAATACAACACTATGAGAATAACCGAAATAATCAGAGCATTACTAGACCGAATAGATCAACTAGAACAAGATCAGGAACGTGATCAAGCCGATGCTAACCGCAGCGAACAGATTCGAGATCTTAGACAAGATCAACCCTATACCACAGAGCCGCAGGAACAATACGCAGACATTAATGCGGTGACTATTAACGCAGGCGGAGGCTGGCAAGGCCCTAAAGATGTCAAGGATCTACGAGGAACCACTACCCGAATCTACGGAGATAACTAATGGCTGCTATCGATACTTTTTACATCGGGCTAACTAGACAGGCAAAAACTGCTGCCAGCGTTGAAACTACAACTAAAACTCTAGCTGACTATGCCAATGACATAGCTACGGCTGAAGGATTGAATTTAAATTATTATATTATCAGCTTACAAAGAAATCCTAGTTTCAGCAGTTTAAACTATCCTTCAGAAACCCTAAGCGACATTGAAACCGCTTTAGATGTAACATTAGTCGACGGAGATGTTTTTATCTGCACTCCCTTCCAAACTAATCTAACCAAAGAACAAAAACAAGTACAAAAATTAGATATCGCCGCAGCGACTAGAGCAGCAGACAGCAATCCCAGAAGCACATACACATTAACTGATTTGCCTACCAAGTATACAGGTAATGCTGTTACAGATAATCCTAACGTGGGCGGACTGGTAGATGGCAGACCTTGGAGTTAAAATGTGCCTAACATAAACCCAAACAGTACTAATTACTTTCACAGCTTTGAACCAAATACCAATGACTTGGTTCACGCTATGGACTACGACCCCTATGGTCAACCTGTTCTGCGCATAGATGATACCACGGTCGAACTGACTTCAAAGAATCGTGTAAAGACCTCTCCCTATGAGATCGCTGGTTTCAGCAGTTATCAATATACCAAAGATGTCGACATCTGGGACGAAGCACTCACAGGTACAGCGTCAAGTGAAGTCAATACCTATTATGGTATGATCGAAATGACCGTAGGCAGCACCGCAGGTGATCAAGTCATAAGGCAGACACGCAGAGTGCAGAGATACATTCCTGGTCGACAGAACGAAATATCCATGAGCATGATATTCGGTGAACCTGTCGCGGGCATACGCAGACGGTATGGTTTATTCGACGAACTCAACGGTGCTTATTTCGAAGATGGGGGAGATGGAACCTACTATGTGGTATGTCGCAGAAACACGGCCTCGGGCATCGTGGAAGAGCGTGTAGCCCGTGACAATTGGAATACAGATCGATTAGACGGTCAAGGCCCCAGCGGCATTATCGCAGATGCCACAAAGATACAGTTGATGGTCATAGAGTATGAGTGGTATGGTGCTGGCCAGGTGGTATTTAAGTTTATCATCGATGGTAATCCGCATATCGTCCATGTGTTCAATCATGCTAATCGTGTAGCGCAACCTTGGAGCAGCCCGCCCTTTCTACCTGTTAGAGCAGAACTGACCAATGTCTCAGGCACCGCAGGCACACACACTTTCTATACAGGATCTTACAGTGTTCTCATTGAAGGAACTGTGGGACCATTGGGCGTAGAATCAAACGCAGCCACCCCTATCACAGGCAGGACACTGACGACCGCCAATACTTTCTATCCAGTATTGAGTATAAGATTGAAGAGTGATAGACTGCAAGGTGTAGTGTTGCCGTTTGACATACAGGCAGCAACATTGGATAACACACAGATATTCTACAGACTGGTTTTGAATGCCGTGTTGACAGGAGCAGATTGGCAACCCACCAGTGCAGAAGGATTCGTGGAGTATGATGTCAGTGCCACAGCACAGTCGAATGGTAGGATACTGAAGACGGGATTCATTGGAACTTATCAGCAGGGTATAGCAGTCAAGTTTGATGATAGGACAACCAATCAGTTGGGTAGGTCAAGTATGGGCACAGTCTCAGACATACTCACAGTAGAGATAGCATCAATCAACGCTAACAAACAAGCATTCGCTAGCATTAACTGGCTCGAGGTAAGATAATGTATAGAAAATATATCCGTATAGTAGAAGCAGCCAACAAGGGCTGTCCCATTGCCACATATGATATTGATGTCAACTTAAAGAATCGTCAGAAGGCCATAGATGAATATCACTACGGTCCCGCCAATCCTGATGAACCAGAATCATACTGGAAAGACGCTGCCAAGCGTTGGGGTATTACAGAGAAGACTGCGAAAACTATGAAGTGTGCTAACTGTGCAGCGTTTGATGTCAGCGACAAGATGTGGAAATGTATCGAGGATGGTATCAAAGGCGATGATAAAACAGTAGATGGTATGGCAACAATACACAAAGCAGATTTAGGCTACTGCAACTTCCTTCACTTCAAATGTGCAGGCACACGTTCATGCACAGGCTGGGTGAGCGGTGGTGCTATTGATGATAAAGATCGTACAGAGTAAGGAGCGAGCGATGGACAATATCATAGACGATAACGATGCTTATTTTAGATTGAAAGGGGGCTGCGAGTACTGTGGACACCCTGCACACTGTGGACACAGTTGCGTAGACGAAACTTGCGATCACTGTCCTGAATGTGGTTGCCTAATCTGTAAATCTGAATCGGAGCAGTAACATGTTTCGTAGGCGAGACATCACTATGATGTCAAATCCACAGTGCTGGCAGATCACAGAAGTAGCAGCAGAAGATTTTCGATACTACGACAAAGACGGGTTTGAACTGAACAAAGCGGAACAGAAGTTCTATCAGGCTAATCAACTGCCTGTGATAGACTGCCTCAATCATCTATGCTGGCAGGAAACATGGTTTGAACTAGAAAACAGGGAGAATGATCTTATATTAGATCATTCAATGTTTCTTTGTCGCGCCAATTATGATGGTCCTGCTCGAGATCAACTGTTAGAATTGAAATCCACGATACCGACCGCTGATCTATTATTGCGCACCCGCCAGAAATGGGGATTTGATTTTGCACTCGACGCTGTTTCAGAAGACGGCACAGTCTACGAAGTTCTGCATGTAGAATATGATAATTATGACTATGATCGATTTGGTAATGAAATATTAATGTTTGATTATCGTGTAAGACATACCGATTGGGTTGATAGTGCGTTGCTAATATGGAAAAAGCGCGATGAATGGCAACATCTCACAGGCTTTGAGCAAAATCATTGGAAATCAAAATATCTGATAGGTTGGTCGAAAGCTGAATATACAGAGAAAAGTATATAAATAAACAGGTACTTTATTGGAAACTACTATGAAAAAATTGTTATTACTATGGACTGTGTTAGTATTTGTGCCTATAGCAGCTTTCGCACAGAAGCAGCCTAAGGGCGTTACCTACGATGCACAAATACTAAAAGTAAGTGATGGCGATACTGTTGTAATCGCCGCTCCGTTTTTACCAGCACCTCTTAAACCACAACTCGCTGTTCGTATATTTGGAGTCGACACCCCTGAAAAAGGACACCGTGCTCAATGTCCAAGCGAAGCCCAGCGAGGAGAGATGGCGACTCAGTTTACGAAACAACTCGTGTCGCAAGGAAAGCAATTCCAAGTTACGCTGTACGGTTGGGATAAGTTTGGTGGTCGTGTTCTAGGCGATATCATCGTGGATGGACAGAGCGTGAGAGCAGGTTTAATCGCCAACGGTTTGGCCCGTGAATACTACGGTGATGCTAAACAGTCGTGGTGTAACTAACACACCTTAGGACCGTTAAGTTATGGTGTGTGCCCGGCTGCTGGGCGAGGATGATAGTAGGAGTCGTGCCCGAGGGCATCCTTAAGTGAGCAAATTTCTTTTACAGATTTATTAATTTTAATCATTTTGTAATCTCTTTGTGTTTAAATAATCTGTGTGTTTAATGGTCTAAACACATCTATTCACTGTACAACAAACAAAAGGAGATACAAGTGAAAAATTACATACTGACACTACTGGCGGCTTTTGGTTTTGCCGCTTCAGCACAAGCAGCAACAATCACAGGAGCAGGTGCTACATTCCCTTATCCCATTTATGCTAAATGGGCAGAAGGATTTAAAAAGGATACAGGCATCAGTCTCAACTATCAAAGCATTGGTTCATCGGGCGGTATCCGCCAGATCGATGCAGGAACAGTTATATTCGGCGCCACTGATGCACCAGTCAAAGGTGACAAACTAGACGAGAAAGGACAGGTTCAGTTTCCTGCCATCATCGGCGGTACAGTTCCCATTGTTAATCTAGAAGGATTTAAGCCAGGCGAACTACGTATTACTGGTCCCGTTCTGGCAGATGTTTATATGGGCAACATCACCAAATGGAACGATCCTAGACTAGCAGCACTGAATCCTGGAAAGAATCTTCCAGACCTTGCCATCACTCCAGTGCACCGTGCTGATGGTTCAGGAACCACATTTAACTTTACAGACTATCTTACCACAGTAAGCAAAGAATGGGCGGACAGAGTTGGTCGTGGTGCTGCCGTCAAATGGTTGCCTACCATGGCCGTGGGCGGCAAAGGTAACGAAGGTGTAGCTGCCAATGTGGATAGGATCCGCGGTAGTATTGGTTATGTTGAGTATGCCTATGTAAAGAAAAACAAACTCACATACATGCAGTTACAGAACAAGAATGGCAAGTTCGTACATCCCGATGACACAGCATTCGCAGCAGCCGCAGCAGGTGCTGATTGGTTCTCAGTTCCAGGAATGGGATTATCAATCGTGGATCAGAAGGGCGATGCTACATGGCCAATTAGTACAGCCAGTTTCATTATCATGTACAAAGATCCTAAAGATAAAGCAGCCAGCCAGAATGTATTGAAGTTCTTTGATTGGGCATTCAAGAACGGTAAGAAAGACGCACTAGATCTTGACTACGTGCCACTACCGGATAGCCTAACCGAACAGATTAGACAGAGAGTTTGGTCGCAGATCAATAACAAGTAATAAATCATTGTAATCATTTATCTTGCCTCTCTTTTGTAAATACTATACAAGGAGGGGCAAGCCATGAAACAGCGTAAACTCATACACGAAGTCTACGAGGCCTGCTTCGACCATGACGATAAGAAATTAGCAGAACTCCGCAAACTAGAGTTCCAAAAAATCTTTAAACGCCGGGCCGAAGGTAAACAGGTCTTTTCACCTAAGTGGACACTGGTAAGATTGTAATCGAACTGTAACTGTTTGAGCACGGATAGTGCGATAAATATTGCTATGCCAAAAACTTATCGCTCTATCTTCATCAGTGATGTACATCTAGGCACCAAAGACTGCAAAGCCGAACAGTTAAACAATTTCCTCAAACACAACACCTGCGATACCTTGTATCTAGTAGGTGACATCATCGACGCCTGGAAGATACAGCAGAACAAGTGGCGATGGAAACAATCTCATACCAATGTAGTTCGTCGCATACTGGGGCATGCCAAGCGAGATACTCGCGTGATCTATGTGGCAGGCAATCACGATGAGTTCCTCCGCCCCATGTTGCCCTATGGTTTTTCGTTTGGTATGATAGAGATCAAGAATCAAGTAGAACACATAGGCAGAGACGGTAAACACTATCTGGTCACACACGGTGATCTATTCGATGGCATCACTAGACTGGCACCGTGGCTGTCATTCTTAGGAGACAAGGCATATGATTTCATCTTGGCAGTCAACTCTAGATATAATTGGATCCGCAGGCGTCTTGGTTTTGGCTATTGGAGTCTATCTAAGTATCTCAAACACAGAGTTAAGAAAGCAGTGGATTTCATTTTTGAGTTTGAAAAAAACCTCGCGGTCTACTGTAAGAAAAGAGGATACGACGGAGTGATCTGCGGACACATACATCACGCAGAGATCAAAGACATAGACGGCATCACTTATATGAACGACGGAGATTGGGTAGAATCATGTACGGCGTTAGTAGAGCACCATGATGGCCGCTGGGAAATAGTCACATGGACACAGGAGCGAGATGATGGAGTGGATATTGATAATGGTAGCGGTACACATAAACGACCCAAAAGATCAACCAGCAAGGGTGACGCTAGGGTTTACGACGCAACTGCTGTGCCAGCAGACATTAGAAACTCTTAAATACGACATCAAATTCAAATCATTCAAGGTAGAAGCCAGATGCGAAAAAGAATCCTCATCATCACAGACAATGTCAGGGACCAGATAAATGGGGTGGTCACTACCTTTACCAACATAGAACTGCTGGCCCGTCGTGACGGCTACGACATTGACTATATCGATCCCAGCATGTTTGCCAGCATGGCTGCTCCAGGATACCCAGAAGTGCGGCTGTCGTGGCCTAGAAAGATAGGCCGACTGATAAGAAGCAGGAATCCAGATTACATACACATAGCCACGGAAGGTCCCATAGGACTGGCAGCACGACTGTGGTTAGATTGGAAGGGCTGGCGCTATAATACTTCCTATCATACCAAGTTCCCTGAGTTCATCAAAAAACTCTACGGCATTCCCGAATCTGTAACCTATGCCTATGTACGCTGGTTCCACAAGCACAGCGGTCGTGTGTTAACCACAACAGAAACCATGGTCAATGATCTGCGCAGCCACGGCTTCAGAGGAGACATCCGTGCTTGGACCCGCGGAGTAGATAGGAACATATTCCGTTCCGAACTGAGAGAAAGATCGGGCGGTGAAAAGATCCTGCTGAATGTGGGCCGTGTGTCAAAAGAAAAAGGACTGAATGATTTCTGTCGTTTACAGATACCAGGCACTAGAAAGATAGTGGTAGGAGATGGACCCTATCGCACAGAACTAGAACGACAGTATCCAGACGTGGAGTTTGTAGGCGCCAAG